GATTTACCATTAGAACCGTTGTTAGTACTGGAACCACTACCAGTAATAGTTCTAAACTTTTGTTCTTTATTTTCACCAGAACAACAAGAAGCTAAAGATAATAAGAAATATCTTCTTACTTGAGGGTTAATTAATACCTGATTAAAGTAGGTATCAAATTTTTCTTTATACTTCTTAACATCGCTCTTACGTATATCCCATTCAATATAATTAGTTTTAGTAGATAAGGAAATAAAATCATCTGGTCTTCCTGCACGGAATTCTTCTTTATCCAAATCATAAACACCATTTTCAAATCCGATTAGATTTTTATTGGTTTCATCTAATTTTTCAATAAAATTATTATCATAGAAAAGATTTTTAGCCTCTTCCATAATTTGTTTCTTAAAAGTGATATTTAATAGTCTATCAATAATTTTTTGTGTTTTACTTGCTTTAGATTGATTTTCTTCTTTCTCAGAACCATTAGATGCAAGTGCTTTTTGATTATATTCTACTACTAAATGGTGAAAGTCATTAATAAAATCATTACAAATTAAATTAGTTAAAGAACAACCTCCTTCGCTAACATTCCATTTATGATTTTTAAATTCATACCAAGCATTTTGTTTAATGGAAACACAAACAAATCTATCAGAATATTTATTATACAGAGCTTTTGCAATGTAATAAGTATTAGTATCTAAACTTCTTCTAATACATAAATCATATTCTGTCTTGATAAATTTTCTATATTCTTCTGGACTATCTTCTTTCGCCCAATAGACTAAAGAACTAATAGTAAAACCTTTATCTCTCATTGTTAACCACATATCATCACATTCACCTTCTTTAAATTTTTCTGATCTTTGGGAAAATTCAATCCATTCTGATAATAAGCTTCGGTCAATATTATGTAAAGTCCATCCAACTCTAATCCAATCATGATAATTTTCAGCTCTAGCATCTTTTAACATTGAAATTAATATTTTGGCTTTTTCAATATCATTTTTCTTACTTTCAGTTAAATCTTCTGCTTGTTCAAAAACTACTTTATTTTTATTAAATCCCAAGTTATCATATTCTTTATTAATTTTATCTTCTGTATAATCAGAAGTATATGGTAAAGAATTTTCCACACACCAAGTTTTTTGTTGAATAGAAAATATTTTGGTTTTAAAAGTGTTATCACCAAAACTATCGGGTCCATAATCTTTAAAATCAATATCCAATACTTTAGTTAGTTTATAAGCTTTACCATTTACTTTCTTGCAACCATACATTAACCAAGGAGCAGTGCTTATAATAGCCTTGTCAAAAATTTCAGGTACGCTTTTACAAAAACCTTCAAAGGTAGATGATTCTTCTGCTTTTTTCACAACATAATTTCTAATTAAATGTCTAACTTTAATGGAAGTACATATTTCTTGGAAAAATCCGTGAAAACCATCTCTAACGTTATTATCTTTAAAATTGATGCCATCTTTTTCAAAAATAGAAACTTTTAATTGTTCATCAGATACATCAAGATATTGTTTAATACCTTCTCTATATAATTCAACTACTTCTACAATCATATCTTCATCGTATAATTTACCGTTGTTTAAAGATAAATTATATTCTTCCTTCTTTCTATCCAAATCTATATCAAAAATTACAGGACCAAATTCTTTTGGCATCTCTGCAATATGTAAATCAATCCCATGTTCTACTGCTAATGGAATAGCTTTCACCAATCTCTTTCTCAAACTTTTATTAAGGCTAAATTTTCCTTTGTTCCCACCCATTGAAACATGGGTGATATTGGTCTTTTGACCATTTGAAATTCTACCTTCATCTAATATCATATTAACCTCATTTAATACTTTTGCAGTCTTATTTGGATTAAGTGATTTTGGGTTTTTATCAGTCATATAATTATATAAATAAAGATTTTTTTAAATATATTTTTCAACTTTTTTAAATATTTTATTTACATCGGACAAAAACGATGTATACCATCTAAATTACAATTAAAAATAAAAAATCTTATTTTTTCCATCTAAATATCGAAAATATTTATATTTAAAAAAAAAAAATCTTATCTATTAATGGAAAATAAAATTAGTTCTCCGCTTATGAGAATTATGAATGATATAGTAGATTTTAATGAAAATAAACAAGACGGAATATATTTGTATATTGATAAAAAGAATATTAAAAAACAATATAGTTTAATTATAGGACCAGAAGGAACACCATATTTTGGAGGTTATTTCTTTTTCGAGATTAAATATCCGGATGATTATCCAAAAACATCACCAGAAGTTAAATTGTTAACAATTGATAATAATGTTAGATTTAATCCAAATTTATATCAAGATGGTAAGGTCTGTTTATCTATTTTAGGAACTTGGACAGGTCCATCCTGGTCACCAGTTATGAATGTTAGATTAATTCTTGATTCCATTCGTTCTTTATTAGGACAATATCCTATACAAAATGAGCCCGGATTTGAAAACACAAAACCTGACGATATTAAGTCAATGGAATACAACCAATATTTAATTTATCATACTTATAGATTAGCAATTGTTGATGTGATTAATAATAAGTCTGGATATTTATATACTTATTTTAAGAAGGAAATTGAGGAAGAATTTAATAAGAATAAAAGCATATTACACAACGATTTATTATCTTATGAAAATATTTATGGAAATACAGAAGTGGAAAATCGAATTTATTTTATGAAAAAAAGTAAATTAGATTTTACTGAATTGGTAAAGAATTTTAAAGTTATATTATAATATAGATACTTAAATAGATGTCAGATAAAAAATCATTTTTAACTATAATTAAAGATAAATTAAATACTTTTTTTAGTTTAGCATATAAAAAACAATTAACAATCAGAGAGCCAAAATTATATGAACCTTTATTAAATAAAAAATAAAGTTGAAAAAAACATTTATAAAAAAGTATTATTAATTATATATAAATGTATTTTTGTCCGAATTGTTCATATTCTTTTGACATTGTTAAATCCTCTCAGGTATCAAGTCAAAAAGATACACGGGAACCAATAGCTAAATTACAAGAAGCTCTTAAAAAATTTGAAGCTGGAGAAGATTTATCTAAATTCACAGCTACTTTTAGTAGAGAGGATACAAATAAAAATAAAAAATATCAAAAATTTAATGATAATGAAAAAGTTAAATTTAATCAAATTTTTGAATTAACGACTTCTACTGGTGCAGAATTTAAATGTAATAACTGTAATAATATTCAACCGATTAACGAAACAATATTATTATACAATATCAATATGGAGGAGAAAAATAATAAAATGAGAACTTTAGAAGAAAATGAATTTATGTGCCAAGACCCAATTTTACCAAGAACTCAAGATTATACTTGTAAGAATCCTAATTGTATAACTTTAAAGGATAAAGGTAAAAAGGAAGCCGTGTTTTTTAAAGAAAAGAATAGTTTTAGAGTGACTTATATTTGTTGTGTTTGTTATTATAGTTTTTAAGCCCCCAATATTAGTTTATATAAAGTAAACTCATTGAACCAATAAATTATACTAAATATACTAAATTAAGAATATACTCCTACCCGTTTTAAACTCTATAGTATACTCTAATTGGGTTTACTATAACTGTGGTGGTATGAGTATATTTAAAAGTTTAATTTTAGTTTACTCAACCAGTTTACTAGAGTTTACTATATTGGGGTTCAATGAGTTTACTCTTTATAAACTAATATTGGGCTTCATTCTAATTGCGACAACAAATGGTCCTTCTTCAACTCATCAATCGTCCATAGTTCGAATTTTCCATTTGGTAAAGGTCTGCGAATTTTGTAAGGAATCATATTTAATTTAAGCTCTTCTTCAGCAATTACTTCGTAAGGTAAATTTTGGAAATTTTTAACTAAAGGTTTAGCACCCATAGTTAATTGTTTTGTTCTCTCTCCTAATATTCTCACCATTTCATATTTTGTTAGTTTAGCTGCACTTACTCTTTCTTCTTTCTTAACATATTGAATGTTAACATCTGGTTGAATTTCAACTTCTTCATCGTTATCAAAGTATTCGTTATCTTCGTCAATTGCTTTTTCAATAGCACATTCTTTACCCTCTTCACCTTCAATAAATTCTAATTCTTCATCATTTTCGTCTTCCTCGTTTTCTTCATCTTCATCTAACGGTGGTTCATCTTCGTTGTAATCTTCTGTTTCTTCAATTTTATCAGATTCTTCTGGTTCAATTTCAGGAAGGTCGTCTTCAGTATCTTTCTTTTTAGATTTTTTGGCAGGAGTTTTTTTGGGAGGCATTATTAGATAACTAGAAAGAAACTTTTATATTAATTTATGCAATTTTTTTAATTTTTTTTTATGAAAGAAAAAAAAATTAAAAAAATTACTGATAAAAAAATTATTTTTTTTAGACGTCAATTTTTTTTAACAAATAAAAAAGAGTTCAAAATTAATTAATTTATAATCTAAATTAATTAATGAATTATTCATTATTATTAGAAGCATTTATTATGGGTTTATTAACATATGTTATAGGAATAATTATATTTAATTTAACAATAAATAAAAAAAATAAATATAGCACAAAACCTTTTGGAATTAATATAGCTTTTTTTGCTACTGGTTTTTTTTTATATATAATATCTGAAATCTTAAATTCCAATCAAAGTATTTTTTTTCTAAGCTATAGTAATGGAGGAATGTAAGATTTGTTATATCAAAGAATCTAACAAGAAGCTCCCTTGTGGCCATGAATGTTGTTCTGATTGTTGTGTTCGTTTTAATTCTGCGCTTTGTCCCTATTGTAGACAAAGTTTCACCTTTACCGCAGATGAAATTAAAAAACGAATTCAACTTGGAATAATTAATGGCTACAATTGGGAAGTCCTTCCTCCGGGTCTTGCCTTGACACCAATAGAGTGGGTCCAACCTGCTAGGCAATTAAACAATATTACAAGAGAAGCTCCTGAACCCTACTCTCGGGTTATAAGGAATTGTGTAAGAAGAAGAAGAAGAAATTTGAGCTTCGATGAAGTGATAGTAAGAAGAAAAGAAATACAAGAAAGAAAAGCAAGACATTGGGATAGAAAAGATGGAAGATTAAATAAAATTTTCAATAATGATACTGGAAATAATGAAATTTAAAAATCTTTTTAATAAATTATTATTAAAAATATTTAGGCTTTATTTTTTTTATTTAATAAATTGGTAATATCGGTATCAATATCCAAATCTATTTCTTTTTGATTTTGATTTTGATTTATCCCTAGAGATTGATATATTTTTTCCATTTCGGAATCCAAATTAGTTAAATCTAATTTATTATTTTCGGGATTATTATTATTAATTACCGGATTATTAATTACCGGATTATTAATTACCGGATTATTATTAACTACCGGATTATTTATTGGTTGATAATTAGTTGGAATGTATAAGCTTTCTGCTAATAGTTTATAATAGTTATACACTATATTATTTTTATTTTTTACTATTCCAAAAGATTGCATCATTGTATAAACAATATTTTTATATTTTTCTGGATTAGATAATACTTCAGATGGTTCTGGAATACTTATAGGTAATTTAGCTCTTTTTAACATCATATAAGTATTTACTAATTCATTAGAAACTTCCACTTTAGATTTATTTTTTATTAAACTAACTGAACTTCTATCTTCTCTTAATTGTTTTAACTTGTTTTTTAATAATTGTCTTCTTTCATCGCATTCTAATACTCTGGGTTCTTTGTTTTCAGGGTCTTTCTTATTTACAATTTTAATTTTAATTTCATCTTGAGTTTGAGACATTAATTGATAAGTCCAGCCTTCTCTAAAATATTCACTAGAAGATAACTTTTCTTGGTCATTATTTTTTAAATCTCTTTTTAATCTATCAATGGCGCCTTTTGATGAAAAGTATTGTTTATCTCCTTCGATTAGTACTGATTTGTTAAAAACTTCGGTCATTATTTATTAAGGTGGGATGTCTTTAAACCCAGTTTTAAAAACTGATAAGTAGTTGGTTTACTCTAGAGTATATTTTCAGTTTATTGTAAGGTATATTAGAGTTTACTAAATGGGGAGTTTATTGTAAGGTATATTAGAGTTTACTAATCGGGAGTTTATTGTAAGGTATATTAGAGTTTACTAAATGGGGAGTTTACTAATTAGGGGGCTTACTGTTGTATACACTCCGCCTGCTTAGGCCCAACTCCCTCGTCCTCTTCCTCTTCATTATTTCCATTCATATTAACATCATTTTCAGAAACATCTATCA